ATTAAATCGTCTCTCACTAAAAATGCTCCTCTTGGTAAGGTTCTTTTGTAACACTAGCCTCCACTTGTTTCATAGTTTTTATTTTAATTAATCTAGGTTGTTGTTTTTTAATTCTCATTCTCTCCTCATCTACAAACACACTTAATTGTTTTATTAAATTACCTGTTTGATTTTTATCTTTCTCCCAATGATTTCGTTTACAAAAATTATAAAAATCTTCCATTCTAAAATATGTAAATTCTCTTTTCTCATCTGTGTACGGTAGTTTATTTAATATATCATCAAAAGTTCTTGCTGATTGTCTGTTTGTTGTCCAATCTTGGAGTAATCCTGTTAACTCATTTACTGGATCTAAAGATTCTAAAGGTTCTACTTCTTGCAAACCTTGCATCATAGGTTTTAAAAAATGTTGTTTCCAATCTTTTGGTTTTGGTACAGGCACAACAAGATTAGCCTGATCAAGACATGCCAATGCAAATAGTTGCGGACTATAAAGTTGCTCTGATTTTAATTGTATTCTTTTTTTATCCACATCTAAAAACCACTCTGGTGGTTTTGATGAATACTTTGTAAGACTACCTAACATGGGCATCTCTTCTTCACCAAATCCCACACCAAATCTTTTTGTTCTACATAAACCAGATTGACAAACAGCGTTAATAGGTGAATCTTTACATCTATATCTATCATAGCCTTTTCTATTTACAGATTTAATTAATTGTTGAACTTCACTATTACTAAGTGTTGGATCCATATATTTTAGATTAGCCTCTACAATTTTATCTTCCCA